CTATTAATTGTAAGAAATCTTTATCAGAAGAAACAATAGTAACTTGTTTACCTGATGCTGATGCTCCTAATGCTAAGTCTGCTATGATATCATCTGCCTCTAACTTCTCCATCGTTAAACTATGTAGAGGTAAACATTCAAGATAGTCTTTTAATCTTTCTAACTGTGCTGATAGTGATTCGTATTCTTCTTGTTTGTTCTCATACATACCCCAGTTGGTTATTCTCGTATGCTGTCTTTGTGCTTTGTAATTAGGATCTATATTCTTTCTATTAGTAGAAGAACCTTTTCCATCAAATACACAAATAACTCTTGTAGGGTCGATTGTTCTTACTAGGAATCCTAGCGATCTTAAGAAGCCTACAAGACCACCGATATGGTGGCCTTGAGGGTTCATTGCTCTTAGGGTTGAGAAGCTACGAATAAATGTATTCATAGAATCTATAATCAATAAATGATCATTTAACTCTCTAGGAGGGGACTCTTTAAGATTCTTTAAAATTTTACTATAGTCTGCCATTAATCGTCTAGTAAGTTTGGTGAGATGTAATCTTCTTCCATATCACCTTCTTCAACTAGACTAAAGTCAATAGATCCTAAAAGTTTTAACCAATGTTCTTTATGTTGGTCTTTATACTTATCGATTGCCTTCTTATCGTCGGCAATAAAACCGTGAGGGGTCATTACAATTCTTCCTCTTGTTTGAACTCCTTCAATATGGTTCTTTTCAATTTGTATGTTTGTTCTCTTAGCAAATTCTACTTGAAGGCCGCTTTTTATGGCTTTAATTTTAGACGTACCTGGGTTAGTAATATTACCAAAAGTAACTACTAATGTCGCATCGTACCACATCGACATCCCGCCTTTATTTTGCAACTTAGGTTGAGACATCGGTGAGTCAGGTTTTTGAGTCCATACTTTGTTAATAGCTACTAACGTATTAGTGTACGGATTTCCTTCTTTTCGAGATAACAAGATCTTCTGATTCAAGTTATTTCCAAATTGAGTAGACATTGCTCCTGCATTCCATTCGTTATTATTCTTATTAGAACGTACTGAAAGATCACAAGGTACAGAGCCTACAGAATCCCAGAAGAAACATAAGTCGTGAGGTAGGTTTCCTTTAGCCTGTTCGTCTAAAAGATCTGCTATATAAGATGCTACATCTTCAATAGTATTTAACGTACCTCTATCTGAGTAAAGGAAGAAGCCTTCGTAGTCTGTTATTTCTCCAGTTGCTTCATTTACAACTTCCTCAAACTGTAGTCCCATCTCTTTGGCATGTTGCCAATACCATTTCATCTCCGTGATAATTAATACCGGTAAAATTCCTAACTTCTGAGCTGATACTGCTGCTTCTAATAGTGCCGTAGTCTTACCCGTATCACTATGACCTCTTAATAAGGTAATATGACCTGTCGGTATACCTGGCATAGAAGTAATATCTTGGTAGGCTTTTGATAAAGGTATCCACCCTTGCTCTTTAAACTTTACCGAGGCATTTGCAAATCCCTTCTTCTTTTTGAAATTACCTAAATTAAATCCACTCTTTACTATAGCAGATGCTTTTTCTGCTGTTGCGCTTTTTGCCATTTATTTTATTCGTTAAAAAGGTCATCAAATTTACTTACCGCGTCTTTAACTCCTGGTGTTGAAGTCTCTAAAGAAAAGTCGGTTGAATGACTTCCTAGAGTCTCAGTTAAGGAATTAGATGCCTGAGGTGCAGGTGCTGAAGGAGTTTCGTCCTCTGCTGAACCTGGTGTTAAGTAATTTTGTAACTGCTTTTTAATGAACTCATAATCGTATTGAGTATGAATCTCAACAGGGTGTGGTTGGTTCTTTAACCATAAATCAACTTGCGCTGCATTATCTGATAGCGGAGTTTGTTTAGGTCTAATACGAACCGATGTGGTTGGGTACGGGTTACCTGGAGCAACTTCTACTACTAGGTCCCATCCATTCATTACGTCTGTGTAATCTCCTACTTCTTCGTCTTGAGCTAACGCTAATAACGCTTTGTAGATTGTTACACCAAATCCCCATAAACGAACACCTTTATCTTCTTCACCTTTTACAATTACTGGTGCGAAAATACGTGTCTTGGGGTTAAGTTTACCGGCTAATGTCCAGTTATCCTTATCTGAAGTCTTCTTTAATTCCTTAATGAACTCTTCAATAGGATCTTGTTTTCCAAAATTAGATAAAGCGGCCATCGGGTACTTACCAATTCCATAGTGAAACTTCACTTCCTTAAACGGAAGATTAGGATCATACATAGAAGGTACAATACGAATGGTGCTTTTACCGTTTTCGGGTTTCCAGAAAGTAGCTGAATAGTCTACCTTCTCTCTTTCTTGTCCGCCGTTATTTAACGCAGACAGCTTTGCTTTGATTGCATCTAGATTCATAATATAACTTTAATTGTTTATAACTTATTTAAGATACGAAATATATCTCAATTCTCCAACTCTACGATCTTAAATAATTTGGTATTTACTCTTTTTAATTCCGGACCCTTCGTTAATAGAATACAGTTTTTGTAGTCCGTCCAGTTAATTTTAAAAGTAGTATCTAATACTCCGTTATTAAGTTCCTTAATTAGTGTATTGAGAGCGTTAATCGTATACAGGGTATTTGCTTCTTTCTTTCGATGTACTAAAATAGTATTATCAATAAAATTAGAAACATTACCAAAATCTACATTATAGGTGCAGATATACTCGTCTTGACTTTTAGAATATAAAACGAATATTTTATTATAGATGATTCTATATTTTTGTACTATATTTTCTAATGTCGCCTCTAGTTCCTCTCCTGTAGAGAAGGTGCAAAACAGCTTATTACTCATATCCTCAGTTAAATATATTTGATCGATATCGTAATCGAATCGATGTTGAGACATAACATTTTCCATTGTGTACATATAAATATTAAAAGGTTTTACAAAACCAGGTTTTCAGATGTTTTTATTTTAACTGGGTATTTTTTATTTTCACTTAGTATCAAAGCTAATTCATTTATTATATGTTCTCCATCTTCTTTAGCATAATCAAATAATATTGCGTCGTAAGTATAGAGAGCTATTTTTGTTTTCTTATTTCTAAGATACTTTAGCACTTCTTTTAAGATAAGAACATTTCTTGCAGTTTCCAACGATTGCATGATATAATTCATAAGTTTCTGCGGGTGCATTTCCTTAAGGTGCTTATTAAAGGGTTTATTACTTATAGGAGTTCTTACTACCCCCTTAGAGAACTCATCCCATAACCGGTCTATGTACTTAGTTAGTTTCACAAATATCTCTAAGTTCTTATATCCATCTGGTATTCTCCCGTATATAGCCTGAAAGTTAATTTGTTTTGCTTGAGCGTATTCTTCTTCTGTTAAGTCTTCTTTACCGAAGTAGTATTTACCTAAGGCTTTGTGGGCTGATTCACCTTCTATTTTAAAGTCGATTTGTTCTGATAATAGTCTTAAATGGTACCCGTCAAAGTCAAATTCAACAAAACAATCGTGCTGTGGTATAATAGCTTTTCTAAACTCTTCTCCTTTAGGTATAGCTGCGAAGTTTACACTATTAAAAGCGTTAGTAGGTCTTGACGTACTATTGTAAAGGTTGTAATACGTGTATGTAATATTATCCTTTATATTATACTTAGGTGTATTTGGTTTAAATAAGTCTATAAAAGGTTGGTATACTACTCGAAGTCCGTGTTGTTCTAGTAAGTAAAATACCTTAACAGCAACATCGTTATAGAACTTAAAGGTATCTTCTTTAGGTTCTTCTATATACTTTTCTATTGCATCAAATACCCTTTCACTTTGTTCGTGTAATTTAGATAAAGGTATTATCTGATTAATATTATCAAAGTCTTTAAATTTGTTATAGAACCAGTTTATTGTTGATATTTTACTTGGAAGTTCTATTTTATCGTAGTACCAGAATGCTCTCCATAAGTTTATATCTATTACATCTACAAGTGGAAAGTGGTAAAGCAGGTTTTTCTTATCTAATACATAAATCCTTTTGTATGCTTTTAAGAGGTCAAAAGCTTCTTCCTTACTAACATTTAAACCTTCATCATGGTTTATAGGTATAATGTAACCTCCTGAGTCATCTAGGGGTCTTATGTAGATTGCTACGGTTGTTGTAAATTTAGGATGGAAGTAATCATTAGATGAAATTACATCTACGTAGACATCAATATCCGGGTAACTACGGAGCCTATCAAGCTGCTGTTTATTTTCTACTATATAAAACATTTCTTATAACCTTTTACTTAATATACGAACTAATCTGTTAAGATCAAACTTAACATTGCTTAATGTCGTAAAGTTTTCCTTCCCTATCAATCTTTGCAGTATAGTCACCGTATCCTTCTACACGAATAGTATAGTAAAGTTCGTAAGATTCTGGTGATTGTATCTTTGGATTTAGGTTTGGTATTCTTCTAATCGGGAAGTATTTGTTTTCCTTAACAGCGTTTTTAGTTCTATAGTAGTAAATGTCTTTCTTAGGGTTTCCTTCATCATCTACTAAAGGTCCTTCCTGGTTATAAATCTTCATACTAACTGGTGTAAATGACCCGCATGATCTTTCTGCACTAGGGTTACCTACTTGTGCTTGATACCATGTTAACGATTTAGCATACGCTGATGTAGTTTCAGCGCTTTGAGTTCCTTCGGTTGCTGCAGCTTCTCCTGCGTTTGCTTCTGATTGAGGCAATTCAGGAAGAGCTGGTAGTTGCTCTTCTTCTATTACTTTTTTACTAGTTGCGCTAACTATGGTAAGTCCTTGAGTTTCTAAGGTAGTTACTTCGTTCTTTTCTTTCTTTATTTGTTTAAATTTAGAAGCTTCTTCGACTACAAATTGCTTTAGATCAGAAAGAAATTCAGTCATACCAGGTATTGTCTCTTCTGCTTGTGAAACAACGTCTCTGTTCCTAGCTATTGCTCCAGGGTAACTATACCCATTAACTATTTCATCCTCGGAGGGTCCTAGGAGGTTCCACTCTAGCTTAGTTCTTCTGTAGTAGCCTTTATCGGCGATACTCTTATATGTTTCAGATGTTATTTCTTTAATTTCGCTATTTCTTACATCCTGTAAAAAGTATCTTCTAAAAGATCCTTGTATGTAATCTTCTTCTGTTGGTTTAGGGTAGTAGAAGGCTTCCGAAGATTTATTCTTAAGGCCTGGAGCTACCATATTATATGCAGGATTTGATCCTATATTTTCAATAAGAAGTGTAGCTTTAGCAAAGTTACCTTTCAGTAAATCATCTAAAGCTAATTTATACTTACTTCCCCACGAAGTTGCAACACCTACTAAATCCTCTACCGGTTGATTTAACAAATCAGTGTACTTAGCATACTCATTAGATGCTTCTCCAGTAGATTGTCCGAGTGCTTCAATAACATATTGAGAACCTGGTACGTAGCTTAGTATGTCACTTTTAATATCTGCCATTCTATAATTTTATCTCTTTACTATTAAGGAGTACATAGGAAAACTTATTAGATTTTGTTGCTTTCTCACTCTTACCTACTAGTTCCATTAACCTGTTGTGTTGTTTCTGATTTGCAAATACCTGACAGCCTGCTGACCAGTTATCAACCGTTTTGTTTGCTGCAGTTGATGCTCCTGAGTTATGTAGTTGCATGCCTCCTCCATCTTGGAATAGACCTGCCATATTAGCCCCTAATTTCTTTTCTGGTGTTATTGCTAAAGTAAGCCAGTTATCACTATAATTCTTATCTCTGTGTGCAGATTGTCCTGAAACTGATCTTAAAGCGCTATGCGGTACTTTACTACCTCCGTGGTGCATACCTCTTGTATACTGGTTTATAAATTGCTTCTCTTTCATAATACCAACTCCATTTGGATTTTTACCTGTTGATGTAGCAAATTTGCTATTTGTAGATAAAGACCAACTTGCTCCTGG